AAAACAAACATTATGAAAAACTTTACTACTTTAGAAACACAAGTAATTGCAACAATGATTAACGAATTAGATATGTGGATTGGTCAGGAAGGATATTCACCAATTGAAGCATTAGATATTTCAAATGCAACCGGAATTGAAATCAAAACTTTACGTGCGGTTTTATCTTCATTAATTAAAAAAAATATTGTTCATTCATGGAAAACGGAAATTGATTGGAATATGACAACAAACAAAGTAATCAATGCAACGTTCTTTTCATTTGTAGATCAAGAAAACAAATCCGTTGAAGAATTAGAAAATCTAATAAAATAAAAAAAACCGGCGGGTGAAATCCCCGCATTTTTTTAAACCCAAAAACAAACCATTATGAAAAACCCAAACAAATTAAACAAAAGCCAAGTTGAGAATCTAAAGCAAATTGAAGTTTTATCTAAATTTCAAAATCTTAGTAATGAAGAAAAAATAATTGAACGTGCAAATTTATTAATCAATCCTTTACAATTTACAAAATCAAATGGATCAGATTCATACGTGTGCAAAGTTGTTGATTTTACAAGGAATGGAAAAACATTAATATTTGATTTTTGTGGAGATCATTACAAATTGCAATGGAACACAAAAAACAACCGGTATTCACCAAAATACGGATTTGCTTATTTTTCAATTTTAGAAGAAAAAAGAAATTTAGAAAGATAAAAAAATCAATGGGGGCGGGGCATTGCCCCCTTTTTTCAAAATTAAATGAAAATAAACTAAAATAAATGTTGAATAAGTAAAACTTTGTTGTATCTTTGAAGTGTTCAAACAAACAAAAACAAACATTATGATACAAGTAACAACCACACAAAAAACATTCGGAAAGGCAACAATTAAGCAAATCAAGAAATTATGTCCGGATGCATTAACATCAAAAAAAATCAACAAAGATTTTGTTATTAGAAATGCAAAAGGAATTTGTGTTTGCACGTGGCACAAACAAAGTTTTGCAAATGGATTAATTGTTATCCATTAAAAAAAACCGGCGGGTGAGATCCCCGCATTTTTTTAAACCCAAAAAAACAAATATTATGAATCAAGATTTCAAATTTTATATAAATTATTTAAATAAGGATAAAGATTTTTTTGAAGAAACTAAATTTTTTAAATCATATGATGATGCGCGAAATTGGGCGCAAAAGGAATTTGAAACTTTCAATCCTGATATGATTTGTTCACGTTAAATATCAATGTAATTTATAAAACCCAAAAACAAACATTATGAATAAAGTTGAACAAATAGAAAATTACTTTCAAGTTGTTTCATATTCCGGAATAGAACTTTCAAAAAAATACAAAACATTTTTGGGTGCAAAAAATGAATTGGATCGGATTGAAAAAATAAAAACAAAATACGATGGTGCATTTGAATTGAACAATGAAGCATTAAAAAACGCAATTGAAGATGTTACCTTTACAAAACTTTATGGAAGTGTTGTTTTAACGGAAATGAAATGTGGAATGGTTTGGATTGATTACGGAAATAATTGTTTTGCGTTAAAATATGGTGAAAAAAGATTGATTACGGATAATGAATTAATGGTTGTTGAAATCCTTAAAAGTCTTTATACGTGGGAAATAGAAACATTTATTAAAATAAAGTAAAAAAAAACTTGTTTTATTAAAACATTGTTGTATATTGCGGTATGAATCAACCACAACAAACAAACAAAATGATAATTACACACATCAAATACAACCGTGTTTTAAACGTAATTCAAACGGTGGGTGCATTTACAACCGTTTCAACAAAGAAAATTTGTGAACTTGAAAACGTGATTTTAAATCTTGAATCATTTGCAATAACACTTGATAATAATAAGATCAAGAAAACAATCAAAAAAATTGAAGCGCAAGGATTTACCGTTGAATTGGATGAATCATTTGGTTTTGAATGGGAATCAAAAATGTATTGCAACATCTAAAAACAAAAACCCAAAAACAACCACAATGAAAAACAATCACGAATTTATAATGTTAACCATTTTGAACAATGGAACCGAAACATTAGATTATGAAACTACAATTGGCGGATTAGAATGCACCGTTTACTATTTTAAAGACCGTGATGATGTTTTAATAGTTTTTTGGTGTGAATGGTTCGAAGATGAATTAAACTTTATTAGAACGTCTAATTTTGAATCATTCCGTGATTCGATTGAAGCAAATGAAACATTAATATCTTTTTCCGATCATTGGGATTATTCAAGCGAATCCGTTTATCAAGAATATGAAACACAAGAATTTGAAGATTGGATTCAATACGATGGTAAAGATGAATTAAAATATTTTGTTGAACAACAATTAAAAACACACGGCATTGAATACGTTAAACGATCTTTGAAAAATAGAATCCAACGATGGAGTGAAAAAAATATCTTTAAATTAAAAAATATCGTAAAATGCAAATGACATTCGTAACAACAACAAAGAACAATGAAATTTATTTTGATTATGTTGAACTTGAAAAATTTTTAAAAGAAACCGTTAAATTGGATTTCCTTGAAATTGAAGATGTTTCGCAATTTGCACGTATTGAATGGGAATTTTATTTGGAAACACGTGAATGGGGGATTAAAAATTTCGGGGCATATGCAACCAAAATTGCAATTGATATTCATTTAGAATATTACAAGAAAGACGAAGATGAAACATTTACTTTATTTTCACAAGAAATTTCATTAACCGATCACATCAAAGGATTTGAAATAATATCCGAAACGGAAATTCAAAAGGATTGTGATTTATCAGTAACGGCAATTGAAATAAATTTTGAAACAAAAAAGATAACAATAGAATTTAACTAAAATGGAAATAATGAATGTTGAATATCGGAAAAATGTATTATCAAATTGTTGTTCTTGCTATGTAATAGAAAACAACAATAGATGTTCCGGATGCAATGAAAATTGTGAATTTATAATTGAAGATTTTACCGCATTCCACAAATGGATTTTAGCAACCGCAAGAAAACAAATAAAAGGTGATGAAGAAATTTCATATGAAGATGAACTTTTTAGGATAATGTCATTGATTAGATTGGAGATAATAAACAACCAAAACCCACAAGCATTTGAATTGATGGAAATGGTTGATTTGGGTGAATCAGAATTTAACAAAGAAACATTGGCACGTGTTGCGGATATGATTATAAACACGGATCTAATGATAAATCATCCGCCAACAAAAAAAGAATTAGATGATGCAGAAAAAGAATATTATAAAAATCAATTGAAAACGAAAAAATGAAAAACGAAAAAATATCAATACCGGATGAAATGATTTCAATAATGCGTTCCATTTGGAGTTCACGAACAAAAGAACAAATGGATGGATGTGAAAAAATGTTGATCACGTTTACAAAAACACACAAAAATAATTTGGGAACAACATTAATTAAAATTGAAATGGCGCGACAATATCGGATGTGTGGATTATGGGCGAAGATGGGGCAAGTGCAAGAAGCATTAAACAAAGAAAACGAAGAAAAAAAATTGGATAAGGATAAAAATAATTTATCTTTAAACTAAATTAATAATTGGTTGCAATTTTGTTTGTTTTAATTGTAGCCGGTTTTTTTTGGGTGAACGGGAAGCGTGGTTGTTTCCCGTTCTTCATTTAAAATATTTTCCATGAGTAAAGAATTTGATAAATATAAATCAAACGAAGATTTTAAAAAATACGAATCACTAAATTCATATTTGGATAATGACAAAACAATTGATTCATCCAATGACAAATTTGATAAGGTTGTAACATTGAAAGTAACAAAAGAAACATTTGAAATGTGGGAACAATTATGTGAAAATTGGGGTGAGGTTTTAGGATATGAAAACAAATCAAAGATTTTTGAATTTGCAATTGTTGAAGCGTTGAATGTTCCAATTAGTTCATTAGGGGGATTCAATCACGAAGGATTCAACAACGATTAAAACAAACCTTTATTTTATAAAGTTTTAATTGTATTTTTGTCGTATGGCTAAAATGAAAATAATTCGTGAAGTATCAAAAGCAATATTTGAAAAAGCAAAAGCATCAGAAATGAAAGATGATTTTGAATTTAAAATGTTAGATAAACAATTTTATTTGATTGCAGAAAAACGGGATTGGGTAATTTTCGAAAACTTAAATTAATACGAAATGGCACAATCTATAAAAAAGGAACAAAAGCGCACCGAGATTACAAAGGATGTATTATTACAACACATGGAGCAAAACATGGGAAATGTAACTTTGGCATGTCATTTTGGTAAATGTTCACGTTCCACATTTTACCGATATTACAAAAGTGATGATGATTTTAAATTGGCGGTTGATGATATCCAAGAAATTGCAATTGACATTGCGGAATCGGAAATGTGGAAATTAATTAAAGATGGGAACGTTCCAACAATTTTGTTTTATTTGAAGTGTAAAGGAAAATCACGTGGATATGTTGAACGGCAAGAAATTACGGGTGAAGTAGCTTTGTCGATTAATTGGAATGAAACCAAAACATATGCCACAAATGAATTTATCAATAAAACAAACAATAGCAATTGATTTTTTAGAAGATCAAGAAACAAACGTTGTATTGTATGGAGGTGGTGCGGGTGGTGGAAAATCAATGTTGGGTGTTTATTGGGTTTTAAAACAATGTTTGAAATATCCAAATACAAGATATGTAATCGGGCGTTCACGTTTGAAGAATTTAAAAGAAACAACATTGCGTTCATTCTTTGAAGTTTGTGCAATGCAAGGTTTAAAAGCAAATGTGGATTTTACGTATCACGAAACAAAATCATTAATTACAATTCACCAATCACAAAGTGAAATTTTATTGAAAGATTTGTTTCATTATCCTTCGGATCCCAATTTTGATTCACTTGGTTCAATGGAAATAACCGGTGCATTTATAGACGAAGCAACCGAGATTACACCAATGGCATTTAATGTTATTCAATCACGGATGCGCTACAATTTAGACGAACACGGATTAATTCCAAAATTGTTAATGACATGCAACCCATCAAAAGGTTGGATTTACACCGAATTTTACAAACCATTTAAATCAAATACATTACCAAAAACAAAACAATTTGTTCAATCATTGGTAACGGATAACCCAAACATTTCAAAACATTACATTAAACAATTGCAACAATTGGATGTGTTGAATCAAAAACGTTTGTTGTTTGGTGATTGGGAATATTCAGATGAGGACACACAATTGTTTTCAATTGATGCGTTGAATGATATGTTCACAAATGATTTTGTTTCGGGTGTTGGAGCCAAATATATATCCGTTGATGTTGCCCGTTATGGGCGTGATAAATCCGTAATTTGTTTGTGGAATGATTGGAGGGTTGAAGAAATTAAAACGTTGGATAAAAATTCGATTGATGAACTTGCAAATTTGGTTGATGATCTTGCAAAAAAACACAATGTTCAACGTTCAAACATTGTTGCGGATTCGGATGGT